CGCCCTGAAGCGACGCCGCGCACCCGTACCGCGTGGGAGGTTTTTCTTATACGCGAAAGGCGAAAGCTGCGAAATTCAGGCCTTCAACCCCTAGGGTAATACCCTAGCCTACCTAACCCCTTCGTCGCAATCTGTGGCGATTGTGAAGCGACTGTGGCCTATTTCCTGATTTATTTCTCTGCCGCTCTCAACCACATTCAACCAATCCCGCCAAGACTGCCTGTTTAAATATTGGTAGCGATACTAAAGAGGCCTTGTACAAATGGCAGGATTTAAACAATTACTTCAGGATATGCAGCCCGCCACATTGATTAGTTTTGACGGCGAAGTGTGGAATACGGGCACGCGCTTCATTGATAGCGGTGTTATCATTGACGAGATGCGCAATCAAGACGGCATCATCACCCAAGAGAGCAACGAATACGTTTACGCAGGCTACAGGGCAGGCGGTAGAAGCCTGATTGAGCTTGACCAGTTTGACCAATACTCACTAAGGTTCTGCCCTACCGGGGCAAACAAACTAGCCGAAAGGGCAGGCTTTTCCCGCTTCCCTAAAGCGATGGTGTCTATCCCAAATAACCTTGCCTATAATTTCGGCAACAAAGAATTCACTTATTCCATGCTGGTCAACCGTGGCGAAGCCGAATGGGGCAATGACCAAGATACCGACGGCAAATGGCGACGCGGCGCTTATACCGACATATTGTTCAGCCACGGCGGGATTATCACATTAGCACAGCATTATTACTGGACAACCCCGAGCCGCTGGGAAATCAAACTGCATCCACTAGCCCAACCCGTATTAGCCGGGGAAGGCGAAATTATCCCCGCCAGATTGGCAGGCCGGGCAACTTGGCTGGTTATCCGCTTCAAGGATTACACACTCGAAGTCTTCATTGACGGCAACCTGATTGCATCCAAGGATATTTCCGACTTGGTTGACGTCAACCACTTCACAATCGATGCAGGTTCAAAAGAGTTCACACTTGGCGGGCAGGCCTTGCCTTACGACGCCACCAAGCTGTATAGCGACAGATTAACGCGCACTTATGATTTTGATGCCGTGGCCATATTCACGAGAGCCATAACCGACCTTGAAATCGTTAAGCTGTTCAGGCGAATTTGGAACTATGATGAGATGCTTAGGGTAGATAACCCAAGCAATTACTGCCGCTTCGACGATGATGCCTTATCAAAAGGCTATATCGAGATGACGACCACGACCCTGTACAATGCCCGCCTAAGCATTATCGGCAATTACCGCAATGCCGAACCCCGGCAGATAGGCAAGATTACTGGCACGCGCGGGATACGTTTTACCAATGGCACGCATATCAAGGCACAGGCACAGGATTACACCAAACTGGTTGACCTTAACCGTGATTACACAATCGAGTTCTTCTTCAGAACATCCGATGCCAACAGGGGTGTTTTGTTTCAGCAAGCCCACACGCAGTTTCCCTATGAACAGCTCACAATCTGGTTTAACAGCCGTCGCGGGCAGCAGGTAGGCGGTGTAATGGAAATGGATTTGGCTTCAACTGACATTCAAATCCCGATTGCCGATAATATTACCTTCAACGAATGGCATCACTTGGTCATCCGCAAGCAAGGCGACAAGTATTGCGTTTGGATTGACGGCAACATGGTACTGGAAGACTATAACCACCGGGCAGACCCGCAAAGCGGCACTACCGGGGTTCATTTCCTATCAAGCCCCTTCCATCATCACTACCTGTCGGCAGATTTATCGACATTAACCACCTATCCACGGGCATTATCCAACGAGAAGATTCAAGCCCATTGCAATTACGATACCGTTTACCGTATCAGGGGCACAGTAACCCTGATGGGCAACCCTACCGACGCCACTATCCGCATTTACAGCCATGACAGCGGCAAACTGCTCGGCGAAGTCACGTCGCATCCGGTAACAGGGGTTTACATCTTCGACTTACTAAGCAACGAGCGCGTGGATGTATTTGCCTTCCATAAGCACGACAGCACAGTCAAGTTCAGGGCATACGGCTTTATCGTGCCCTACGAACAACTAGACATCCAGCCGTAAGGGGTAACAGATGGCGGATAACTGGCGCAATATCGAATTCGGGGAGTATCGGGCTACTCCCCTAAATGACTACGACCATAATTGCCGCTATTATCCCGAACCAGAAAACGATTTCAACTTTCCCTATGCGGGATGCGGTTTAACCCTAGGCAATGTAAGCAGCTTCACTGGCAGCTATACCTATATCTTCGAGCCTGCCGAGTTCAGCGTTATCAACAGCGGCCACGGATTCTACGCTTCAACGACTGTACAGGTTACGCCCGGCTTCCCATGCGAAGCCTACCTAGGCTATGACATCAACAAGCTCACGCTTGAAGTCCCCCGCATCCCCTACCTGCAGGACATCAAGAGCGGCCACGGCGACAATATCGCCATTAAGCTATCAACGTCAATTCTATTAGAAGCCGCATCAAAATCAAACGGCCATGCCATAGCGATTGAGTTAAAGGCTTTCCCAACCGTATTCTTTGACCCGAAATCCGAACACGGTTCTGAAGTTCACAAAGTGCCCCTGCAGTCAAACCCGACTGTATCGGTACACATCCAAACAGGCAGTCTTGTAACACCGAACCTGCAGGCAACACCGCACTTCCAGCCTGATAGCACCCACGGCTTTGCATCCAACAAGCCTGAACTCACCAAACAAACGCTGAAGCCTGTCGAGCTGCCGAAATCCAAGACCGAACTTGGTGAATACACCGAAGCGTCAACGCTGGTACTATCCCACGTGGCCTTGCGCCATATCCGTGCCTATGATGGTTCGGAAACCAAGGTTGACGATTTAAAAATCCCTAGGGATATACCGCTAGGGGAAGCCCGTTCGTATATCGGCTACGATGTCGCCAAGTTTGACACCCGCTGGACGTTTATCCTGTATGAAGCTGCCAGCCATACGGGCAGCGAAACCAAAGTCGGCGATTGGATACTTGACAAATCCGATTGGATTTACACGCAGGTTGGCAGTCAAACCAACTTCGTTGATATTCGAACCGAAGCGGTTTACAAGGCAGCCACATCACTAGGCATCCAAGCCGATGCCGCGCTGACAGTTCCCCCGGCCATTCCCCTGCAGATAGAAAGCCCGTTGGGCGAGCAGGTAAATGTTTCACTGTATGCGCTTAGAAGCCCGCTCTTCTATCCCTATCCAAGTGTATTCGGCGCATGGAACGATGTATCGTTTGATTACGAAACAACCCACTTCGACCTTTGCAAATGCTGCAAGAACATCCATACCTACGGCGAAGTGTTCAATATCGAGCTGGCGCATTACGAAGACCAAAGATGGCGCTGCAGCACGGATATTGAAACCAAGGTAACGGTATCCTTGCTGACTGCACCACGGTACGGCCAAACCGACAGCCGTTTCGGTGAGCAAATCTTCGTGGATTTGTATGACCCGATTAAGTTCGAGCCTGAAAGCTATGCAGGCGACCAAATCCGCTTGAATGATTTCTATCAGGATTTGAATATCCGCCTGACGTTCGGCAACCTGATACCAGATGTTCATCATGCCGACATTGAACTGGATGCGCCTAATCCTGACCACGATACCACGATTAGAAGCCTGACAGGTGAGCAGGTACGATGGGATTTAGAGCGCCACACCCAATTTGAAACCGAGCAATGTTTTGGCGAGACTTCCCAAGCCGTATTGACCATTGACAGCTTTGCGCCACGCACAGGGTTTGGCCACAATATCGGCGTGGCATTATCGACCACGGTACAGTTCAAATCTGCCAGTTATACGGGCGAAATTGTCGAACCCGACCTGTATCAGCCCCCATTGATGTCCTACATGGGCGACCAAGTGGCCGTGGCGATTTCCATCAAGTACGAAGTCGAGTTCCTAGAAGAAGGCTGCTTGGATAACGAATACGTGTATGCCAACGAAAACGGTGATGAAGATAAGAGCAAGTACGAAATCCAAGCGGTAGAAAAGAAAATGTTTAGGCATGACCTGAAGGGCAGGTGTTATTGATATGGCTTTGCAAGACATCCTCCGAGACCTGCGATTGGGTATTGCCCACCCGCAATTGCAGATAGGCGTGCCTTTAAGATTTGAAGCGCAGCCAAGAAAGCCTTTTACCGCCATCATCCGCTTACGGCAGGCAGATACCCTAAACATCCGTATCCTGCTTACCGAGTACGATATGGTCAATTACACCCTGAGCTTTTACCAAAGGCAGGGCAGCAAGCTTATCGGATTTGGCCAAGCGGTTTCATATGAACACAATACGCTTATTACAAAAGAAATCCCGGCAGATGTTGATGTGTTTCTGCATATCGACCCTAAAACTGCAATCAAGGGCAATATCACAGCGACCCCGCAAGGCTATACCCCAAGCTCGCGCATGGAAGCCCTAACGGGTTTCGGTTATTACACCTCTGCAGCATTGCAAACCCGCAAGCGCCCGATTGAATGCCACGAGACCCTAGTGTACGAATTGGTTGACGGTAAACTGCCCGACGGTTTGACCCTGATTTCCAGCGGCGTGATTATAGGTGAAGTTGGAAACCTTGACTGCTCTGAACACAATACCGATTTACCCCCAAGCTGGAACTGGTACAGTGACAACCATGACGACACGGCACAGGCATGGGGCAGGGTATGGAAGTTCAAAGTTAGGCTTTACCTGTTAAACCAGCCGGAAACCTATACCGAGAAATGGTTTTGCATCCGCGTTTATAACAACTGGAGTTTAGACAGAGATAGGTTTAAAGCTGCCCCTGATATTGTGGTCGAAGAAGCCGCTGATAATCCGGTTAAACCCTATCAGCCCCCCAAGCTGAACAGCCTTTGCCCGCCATGCCCAAGCCAGACAGAGTTTGTGCCCAAGCGCATTGATACCCGTGGCCTTTGCGGGGTAACGAAAGCGCCAGAATCCGCCATGATGATTGATGGCGTGGCTGTGCCGTTTTCTGAAATCCGTTTCAGCAAGTTAGGCAAATGCCCAAGCTGCCTTGACCCTACAAGGCCGAAAGACATAGAAGAATACAGCATTCCCAGCGGTACGATTATTCGAACCCCTGACGAACTGCTTCAACATTATGCCCGCAATCGAAACAATTTTGACCAACTGGTCATGCACTTGCATAGCAGTAAAATCCTGCCCGACATCTACAAAAACCTGAAGCAAGACAAGCCCAATAGAAGCACGGCCTTTGAAATCAAGATTACCCCGAGCAAGGTCACGCTTATCCGCTATCATAGCCTGCCCGGTAGAAGCTTTGATGATGCTGACGAACAAATCCTGTCTATCCGCAATACCGTCAATCAGGATTTGCCCAATACCGCCTACAGCTATAGCGGCTATACAGTATGGAGTATATTGACATGGTAGATACCCATCACATATATCCCGAGTTATGCAAGAAACCGCCGAAGCCACAGTTTATCCCCAAGGCGTTAAATACTGTGGAAGAACCACCCATTGCAAAAACAAGGATTTACCATGATTACACACGGCCTTTCCTGCTTGCAATGGCAACTGACAAATATTGCACGGAGTAAGACATGCCAGCCGTAGCCCGTATGAAAGATTTATGCACAGGCCATGATGCCTTTGCGCCCCGCCGTATCCGATGGGGCAGCATTAACGTGTACATCAACAACCGAGCATGTGCCCGGGCACATGACCGCCTGCAGTTTCATCAAAACATGCTTGGCCAACACGATGCTAGGATTGCCAAGCGCGAGAAATGTACTGTCTGGGTAAACGGCAGGCCAGCGGCACTCTTGAAAGACCCATTAGATGATGCCCTGCCACAGCCCTACATTGAAACCTATATCCCCGAGAAGCGCCGGGGCGATACTCAAGAACTCATTCATCACAATTACAAAGGCATGTTTGAACTGGAACCCCGTCCGCCTGAAGAAGACGGCAAATGCGAAAGCATCATCATGACGGCCAGTCATAACGTGTTTTTTGAAAACGAGACCCTATAAGATGGCCTATTACAGCGATTTAAATTTAAACCTGAAGCCCCATCCGATGACGGGTGATATTACATTCCTGACAGATGCTGCAGCGGTTAAACGCGCCTTGCTGCATATTGCGCAGATGCGCCCCTATGATATTCCATTTGAACCTGATTTGCACGGTCATATCCAAGCACTGCTCTTTGAAAGCCCAAGCCCGGCAGTGGCAGCCGCTTTGGAAAGCCGTATCAAGTGGGCATTTAACAAACTCGAACCACGGGCAGACATCAAGAAGGTTGACGCCCATATCAGTGACGACGAGACTGGCTACCGCATCCAAATCACATTCAGCGTGCTATCGCTGCTTAACGAACAGACTATCGAATTCTTTGTGGAGCGTATCAGATGAACCCTATTGACTATAAAGGCTACCGCCAAGGCCTTAAAGACTTCCTGAAGGCCGACCCGAAATACGCGGACTATGATTTTGAAGCGGGCGGGATTGCCACGCTGCTAAACATCCTTGCATACAATGCCCACAATTTCGGCGTGTATGCCTATATGCTGAACAACGAATCCAGTATTGACAGCGCCCAACTGCAGCAATCCGTATTCAGCAAAGCCCGTGGCCTAGGCTACCTGCCCAAAGGTATCAGGGCATCACGGGTAGAAGCCGTGGTTAAACAGACGGTTGATACTTTCCCAACCAACGGCTTTCTTGTGATGCACAAATGGAAAACCATTACAGGCAAATCACAAAGAACTTCCGAGACAAGGCGTTTCAGCAATCCCGATGATGTTTACCTGTACGATTACACACGCAATCCCAATGGCAGCTATACCTTTCATAGCAAGCCTGCCATCCTGCAGGAAGGCGTGAAGCGTGAATGGAAGTTCAAGCTGAATGAATCGGTACAATATCAGCGCTTCGTCATCAAGGATAAAACGATTGATATTGACAGCCTGCGTGTGTATATCCGCAAATCCGAAGATGATGACGGCGAGCAATACCGCTTGGCCGACAGCGTATTCGACACGACCAGCCAAAGCCGGGTTTTCTATATCACGACCACTGCAGATGGCTACTACGAGATTTACTTTGGCAATAATGTATTTGGCAAGAAGCCTGCCCACGATGATTTGATTGTGGCCGAATACTTGTCGACCACAGGCGAACAGGGTAACGGCTGCAATGAGTTCACGCTATCCGGCTTCACATTGGAAACAACCGAAACCAGCAGCGGCGGCTCTGACGGCGAATCCTTGGAAACGGTACGCTTTAACGCGCTTAATCATTTCCGTCGGCAAAACCGCCTGTTCCACGAAGAAGACTATAAATCCGCCATCCTTTCCCGCTTCCGCAATGTACAGGCAGTAAATGTGTGGGGCGGGGAAGAGCATTGGCAGAAAACCTATAACCGCGTCTTCCTATCCATCAAGCCCTACTATGCCGATAAGCTGTCAAGCAGCGCCAAGGATGATATACGCAATAGTGTATTGGAATCGGCCAAGCGCTTAGGGGCGCATCCGGTATTTGTCGACCCCGAGTTTATCGAATGCGAAATTGATGTGGTATTGATTGTCGACATGGACAAGACATCAAGCAGCTATGGCGAAGTATCCAATGCCGCTATTGATGCAGTGAGGCAGTATAATGACAGCCACTTGAACGTATTTGATACCTACCTGTCAGACGTAGCCTTGAACCAAGCCATTGTGAATGCCCATCAAGGCATCAAATCCAGCTATACCCGTAAGCGCCTGAAGAAAGCCGTAACGATTGCCCGCAATAATACAGGCAAGACTGCCGTGTACTTTGGTAATGCCATCCAGCCTAAATCACTGGCTGCCACGGCGCAATATGGGATATATGATTTCCGTATCTATGACGACGGCAATGGCTCAATCTATGCGGATGCGGATGCCGAACATCCCATCCATGAAGCAATCGGCACAATCGATTATGCCACAGGCCTAATCTACCTGCGCTATCCTACGACTGCCTATACGGGCAACGAGACCATCCAGCTAACCGTAACCCCCAAGCATCCCGATGTGGCCAGCGCCCTAAACAATATCGTGCGTATCACGAAGACGAGGGTAATCGATGAATAACAGCTACTTATCCTTTATCAAAGCCCGGTATCCATCCTATGTTCAGCGCGAATACCAGCGCTTCGCCAACTTGCTGACAGACTACTTTGCCTACTTGTACAAGGAAGGCAACCCCCTGCAGTATGTCAGCGACTACTTGGATAACCACGATACCAGTAACGAACAGAGCCAGTATTGGGACAAGATACTGGCCGACCTTGGCTACTTGCTCGACAGCCCAATTAAGATTGAGCGACGCCAGCTTGTAACCTTCCTGCGTGATTACTACAGCGCAAGGGGCAGTAAGAACGGCCTGCATTTCCTGTTCAAGCTGCTTTATAACGACGAGCCAACAGTGAGCTATCCAAGGGATGATATGCTTGTGCCGTCGTTTGCCTTGAATGAACGCAATCAAATCTTATATTGCGATTTAACCAATGTGCCTGATACGGCATTGCGCCTGCTATATGAACAGCTTGCCGAGTATCAACTGCACGGCCAAGGCCTGACCAGTAATGCCCGCTTTTATGTTGACAGGTTTACCGTCATTGACAATACAGGGCGCTTGGTTATCAGTATCAGCGACAGCCTGTTACCGTTTGAGACATTGCGTTTCAGCACAGGCCTTGAAGTGCCTAGCCATTGCATCCTGCAGCTATCCAACCCCACGGCCAACCGCCCCTATACCACTGACACAGTATTACCCATAGAAGGCGATGTGTTAAACGGCACTTACCGCATTGCCAAGATTAGCCATGGGGTAATCCAAAGCATTACCCTCACAAACGGCGGTAAGAATTACAAAGTAGGAGACGGCATCATTGCTGTATCAGGCAGCCGCAATGGCTTTTATGGCCGGGTAACAAAGGTTACGACACAAGGCAAAATCCAGCAGGTAGCAATCGACAATCACGGGTATTACCTGTACAGCCTGCCAAGCTTGGCCGTGTTATCCGAGCAAGGCGAAGGAGCAGTATTGACCCCGGTATCCGATAATATCGGCAGGCCTGTAGAAATCGAAGCGGCAGAACCGACAGTGGTATCCAGCCGCTATACTACAAGGCGCTATGATGACGGCAACCTGCAGGCAGATATTAACCCGATTGCGGTTTATACCACAGGCCTGCTTAGGAAATCCCACACGGGCGTGCTTGAACAGCAATGCGTGATTACTGACAGCTACTATTACCAAGAAAGCAGCTATAGGATACATAGCAAGATACCACGGGCTGAATATATTGCAGCAGTAAAGCGGGATAACCACCCTACAGGCAATGTATTACTATCAAGATTGCTGGTAGCCCATAAGGTAAGATACAATCCCACGGTAAGTAGTAGCATCAAGATTACGCCGTAATATGTTAATGATTGCTTGGTGGTAATGGCGTTGTCCCTCAACAACCAACCCCATGCCGATTGAAACGAAAGTATTGATTTTTAAAGCAATCATGAATTGCCCTGAATTTGGCATGTATTATTCGTCACCCAACACCCCCCCCCCAGTCCCCCGCGGGCGGTTTTCTTTCGCCTTTCGCCTTTCGCCTTTCGCATCATAAACGCGAAATTCGCTTGTTCAACCCCTAGAGGTAGGCTAGGGTATTACCCTAATGCTTCGTCGCAATCTGTGCGCAGTCTCGCGCGACTGTGGCCTATATACGGATTTCCCGCTCTTTCCTTCAGAAAACTGTAACACCCCTGCAGATATTCCAAGGAAAAAGTGCATTATCAAACTTTACGCAATCTTTACATTTACCATATTGCATTTAAATCAATATCCCGTATAATGGCAACCGTAGTAGATAACAACAAACAAAGGAAACCAACATGTTTTACCTTGCCATTGTTCGCCATCCCCAATGCGATATTGAGTATGTTCGCGATGCCAACACTGTTCGCGGTTTGAAACGCAAGATTACCAATGAATTCTCTTCAGGATGGAATGTTCGGATTGAAGCAGCCGATACCCGTGAAACCGTAGCCCGTTATGTAACCAAATAAAGGAAACCGAAATGACAAACCTGTTTAATCCCCCGAAAACCGTTGAGCTTGACCTTGTAGGGTTGAATAGCAATGCCTTTTTCCTGATGGGCGCATTTAGTAAAGCCGCCCGCCGTCAAGGTTGGAGTTCTGAAGAGATTAACCTTGTACTGGATGAATGCCGAAGCAGCGATTACGACCATTTGCTGCAAACCCTGATTTGTCATACAATCCCAACTGCCGATGAAGATAACTTGGAGGAAGAAGAATGATTATGCAATTTGAAGCTATCAATGTTGACCTTAACTCTTATAACGGGTTATACGTTACTGTTAAGGTAGCAGCCAGCGGGAACATTGAATGCGCTACCCTGCGCAAAGCTGCCGATGGTGAGGATTTGTATGTTTCCAAGATTGAACAAAATACCTTCCCCGCCCTGATTAAGTTATCCCAAGTAACAGGGATGCCGATTGAACTCGATATTCAGGAGTAATTAAGATGCCTGCCCATGTACATGCCGAACTCATGCTGCAGTTCGCCCAAGATGCCATGGTTTCTGAGTCCCCTTGGGAATTTTGGGAGACCCAAGAATGCCAAGTTCTCCGAGATGGGAAATGGGTTGAAGAATGGGAACCTCTTGAAGGTATGCCTGATTGGCATCCCAATGTGGGTTATCGTCGGATTAAAAAATAAAGGATGCGAATCGTGAGTAAACTGCGTTTCTGCCCGCCATTGAACAGCGCCTACTTTTACGTTGATGCCAGCGACCTTGAAAGTTATTTCAGCGTTAAGCATGCCCATTGGCAGGATAAAGAAGCCGATATATGCCGCTTGCGCCGTGGAGTTTGCCACTCAACATTTGCATCCGCTGCCGAGCATTGCGATGTACTCAACGCGATTTGCCAAGATTAAATCAAACCAAGAGAAGGAGCTTTATCATGTTGTATATCATGGGTGTCGTAACTATTATCGGGATTGCCGCTATCGCTATCGTGGGATGGCGCATCCTATCCTAACCAGCCTTCAGTTTTTAACCCCCAATCACTTTTTATCTTAAAGGAATTTATTATGCGTATCATTGAAGCCATGAAAAATTCTGCCCCGTCTGCCAGCGTAGCCTTGTTTGAAAAAGCAGTGAGTACATTGACCGAGACACGAGTAGCCTGTGTTTACCCTGCTGAAATCAATAGTAGCGGGGAAATCACCAGCTACCGCATTGAAACGGTTGTTCATTACCCGTTTGCCAAACAGGGTGAAACCACCCGAACTTCAGTGAGCAATGTTTACCAGTCAAAAGAAGCGATGCGTGAAGAAATCAAACGCTTCTTTTCTGAAGTAGAACTCGCTGATTGATTCGGCCAAGCCAAAAAGAACCCCGCTTTACGCGGGGTTATTAAGTTCCCAACACACATAGAGGATTCTTTAGATTCCTAGTTCGTTTTCAGTCATGATGACAAATTTAAATCCGTTATCATCTGCCCATTGCCGGGCATAGCGCCATTTATCGCAGTTTTGCTGATAGGTGACGCATTCCTGCAAATAGCGCCTTTGGGATTTATCGGTTTTCCGCTTTGGCGGTACAGGCGGTTGGGTTTCGTAATGCGGCTTAACTTCCACGGCCAGCTTTACGGTATTGCCATCCGCCTGCTTCAGTAATACAAAGAAGTCGATATAGTAATTTTTCATGCGCCCGTCTATCTGATGATAGTACGGCACGGCAACCCCTTCAGAGTTCCATTTCAGCACAGATGGGTTTAAATCACACCAAATGGCGAATTTCTTTTCCCACGTGCTGCGCATGGTAATCCTGTTTACATCCCCGACATACTTTTCGGGATGCTTGGGTTTAAACCTGAAGGGCTTGCCGTAGCGCTTGCGCATTACTCGTCCTCTTTATCTTCTTTACCTTCTTCGTTGCCTTCTGGGTTATCCGTATCCCCTTCAGGTTCAGAGTTTTCATTCAAAGCTTGCTGCTTGGCAGCATACCAATCGCGGAATGATGGATTCCAAGACATAGTTTTTCCTTCCTTCAAGATAGAACCGTTTTTAGCCGACCATACAGTTTGAGCGTGGCGGATAACATATTCGTAGGCATCTTCACCGCCTTCAGAGCTGTCGCCTTGCACCAAGATAACGTCGTCACCGCCGTAATCGATGTAAACCGTGTCCGGGGGAACTCCGAACAGCTTGGCAGCCGAGCGGCCTAGCCTTTGGATAGCCTTAACCAATCCCCGCTCGTTGATGTCATGGGCAGGGATGCCGATAGTAGAGACGCCGTTAAGCTGGCGGTTGGTCTTTTCGCCGTCTTCCCAGACAAAGCTGTTGCGCAGTTTCGCGCCGGGCTTTGACTCACTGGGATGGCGGGTACTGCGTAGGCCATATGCCATAAACGGGTCTTCATCATACAACCGCTCTAGGGTTGATAGCAATGATTGAAATTTTGCGTTCATACAAACTTTTCCGAATTTGATACAACTATTTATAATTGCAAGGTTAAATAGGATTAAACATATTACCGGATACCTTCCCCATGTTTGATATTATCGGGACTACCCCTTACAAGCTGGACGGGCGCGTTTATGAACTAACGAATATCTGCGCAGCCCATTTGTTCAAGCGTTTTAATATTGATAAAACCTATCTGTTTCAGGATTATTATGTACAGGCCGACATGACCCCTGAAGCAATCAGCCATGAAGTTTACGATACCACGCAATATTGGTGGGTCATCATGGTTTGCAATAACCTGATTAATCCCTATCATGCCTTGCCTGTATCACATGACCTATTGGTAGATTACTGTAAGGCCAAGTATGGCACGTCAGATAGAACCCACCATTTTTACGACACGCAAATCAAGCGCTATTGCGATGATGTAGACAGCGACAAGTATCAGGCCATGCTTGATAGGAATGAAGACCTGCCTGTTTACATCATGCCTGTATCTGTCTTGGATTACGAGGTTGAACAAAACAGCCTGAAACACAGAATCAAAATCGTCAATCCAAAGTTTGTCGCAGCGTTTGAAGAAGAATTTAGGGCACAGTTTGAATGAAAAACCTACATGCGCAGTTTGGCGATATAACCCGCTTTACCGTGACACTCAACGGCAAAGACATCACTGAAGCGGTAGCCAACGTCTATATCAGCCAAGAGCTGACCAATCCGTTTACCACGGCTGTCTTGGATATTGCCGATACTACCAACATGATTACCCGCTACAATATCCGGCCAAATGCCAAGGTCGATATTAAGCTGAACATCAAGCAGGAAGTTGATACCGACGACAATGTTCACCTATCCTTCGTCGTAATCAGCCTTGAAGATAAACGGCAGATTAACCACAAGGCCATGTCGTACACGCTGAATTGCACGACCAAAGAATACTTGGCCAATCAGAATGCCAAGGTATGCGAAGCCTTCGATGGCAAGCGTCCCGATGAAATTGTCAAGCAGGTCGTCCAAAAGCACCTGCATGCGCAGGTAAAAGATGAAAAGCCCAAGCCCGAACAATTAGAGAGCAGCGTGCCGTATCACATCAAAGACGGTAAGCGCCTGCCTAGTAGAGCCGATAATGAAATGGTCTATATTGCCACTAATATCAGCCCGCTTACAGTTGTTGCCGAGATGTGCAAGGTAGCACTGCATAACAATCAGGCAGACTTCGTGTTCTATACCAAGACCATCAAGAAAGGCCAAGCCAAGCTCTGTTTTGAATCACTGTCAACACTATGGCAGCGCAAGCCCCACGTTAAGTTTATCCAGCGCCCTAATAACATCAGGGAAAATGGCGACACCAAAACCAACAAGAACTTGGAATTTACCACTTGGGCAATCGACCACTTTAATGCCTTGGTTAATGTCGCATCCGGATATGATGCCAACCAAGTAGCCACCTTCGATTTTGTGAACAAGAAATGGGAAACCGAAGATAAGAAGCGCAAAGGCGGGCAGAAAATCGGCAAACCTGAAGCGCTTATCCACTTCATACCCAAGCATGAAAAGATGTTCGATGGCGGGGAATCAACCCTAGACAAAGGCGTAGAGTGGTTCAGCAGCAGACGCCACAGCTTGTTCAAGCTCGAACAAAACCGAATCCGCCTGCAGCTTACAGGCAACTCCAAGGCTTTTAACTGGCTATCAGAAATTGCCGAGCTGGATATGCCTGCCAATGACAGCTTGAGCGAACAAAACCTAGACAGCCGTTATAAAGGCAAATACCTGATAACTGCAGTTGGCCACGTTATCACCAAATCCAGTTATTTTGTCAACGTCGAACTTTGCAATTGGGAGAAGTAAGTGATGGATAATATCCAACAAAGCAATGCCTTTACCTTTGGCGAGTTCAACTGGTGGATAGGCAAGGTGGTATCCAACGAAGATGCCAAGAAACTAGGCCGGGTAAAAGTCCGCATCTATGGCTATCACAATGACGACATCAAAGATGAAAGCCTGCCATGGGCATTTCCGGTACAGCCTATTACATCCGCTGCATTAGGCGGGGTAGGCTTCAGCCCGACAGGCTTAATCAAGGATAGCACAGTAATCGGCTTCTTTGCCGACGGCGACCTTTGTCAAATGCCGATAGTATTAGGCAGTCTTGGCGGTATCCCTGAAGAAGACGGATTGACCCCGACCGAACCGGATACCAACAGGCTTGCCCGCAAAGAAAAGATTGAAGAAACTATTGTCAAGAAGAAAAAGGAAAACCTGCAGACTGCCAAGACTGCCTTTGGTGGTTCATGGACTGAACCCGTTACGCCTTACAATGCCCGTTATCCGTTAAATCATACCTATGCCACGCCCAACGGTATCATCTATGAAACCGATGACAGCAATAACCGCATAGCCATGTGGCATCCATCCGGCACATTCATGGAGTATCACCCCGACGGCAAACGGGTTTACAAGAACACGAATGACGACATTGAAATCATCTACAAGGATAAAAAGCTACTGGTTAAGGGTAACTGCAATATCACAGTCGAAGGAAACGCCAATATCCTAGTACAGGGCAATGCTGCCACGGAAATTATGGGCAACCAGCATACCAAAGTCCACGGCAGCCGAAACACGGAAATCATGGGTAATGACAGATTGACCGTATATGGCAATCAAACCAGCGATACCAAAGGCAACGAGCGGCGCAGGGCGAGCAACATTTACTTGAACTAGGCCACAGCCGCTTCACAATCGCCACAGATTGCGATGACATGCTAGAGTAATACAATCCCCTTACCCAAGGGGATTTTTCATTTCTGCAGCCTAAATAATGGCATATGCAAACCTATAAGGAAAATCGATTATGGCACTTCCCAAGCTCAACACCCCCATTTACAGCTATACCCTACCGGATAGCAAACGCGAAATTAAGTTTAGACCTTTACTAGCAGGCGAATACAAAGCCCTATTAACTATTGTGGCTTTTGAAGATGTATCAGCCATTGCCAACACGGTATTGGAAGTCTTGACCCGCTGTGTTACCGATGGCACAGACGTAACCAAGTTATCGTTTGTCGACGTTGAATCGCTATTCTTGCACCTGTATGCCAAGAGCAGCGAAAACGCTATTACCATCCAAGTTAAATGCACAGAACCCGATAAAGACGGCAAGCCTTGCAATACCAGTTTCAACCTGCCTGTAGTGATTGCCGATGTTACTGTCACCGAAAACCCGATTAGCAATATCGTCGACCTTGGCGACGGCATGGGTATCAAATTAAAATATCCGCCTTTCGGCGCATGGTTTACCCATCAAGACGATACTGCCGACGATGACGCCATTGTGATTGACTGTATCGAATCCATTTTTGATAAAGAAGGCGTTTACGAACCTTTGGTCGATGCCAGCCTTGAAGAAGTGCTGGATTTCCTAGATGCCTTGCCACAGGAAGCGGCAGCGCAGATTACGGATTTTATCGACAATATGCCGGAAGTGTATTGGTCAAGGGAAATCACTTGCCCGAAATGCAAACACACCGAGAAATTTACCCTGCAGGGGCTTTACAGTTTTTTCGCATGATTTTTGACATGAACGGCTTGACAGAGTGGCACAAGCGCGTTTTCCTACTTTCACACAAATACGGCCTACCCCCGTCAGAGATTGACGCCATGCCGTATTTGGAGCTGAAAATGTATCTGATAATGTTTGCCGCTTGGAAGGATGAAACCAAATGAGTTTGTTTGGCGGTAAAAAGGATGCGACGCCCGGGCGCAATAAAGACGGCACGTTCAAGAAGCGCAGCCGCTTGGGGATGCTAACCAAAAAGGTTAAAGAGGACGTTAAAGAGCGCCTTAGCCTGCATGCGTTATGGGGCTACGGCACAGAGAACTCACGCCTTGGCCAATCTATCGAGAAGGGTGCGGCTGATACGTGGCGCCACCTTACCGCCAAACCGAAGCAGAAAGGCGAAGCCAAGGATAAGCCCGAAGCCGAGAAGAAAGAAGAAGCGGTTAAGCAGGAACAACCTAAACAATCAACCCAAGAAGCACAGCCAGCCCCTAGCGCCACAGTAGACGGCAATACCGCTAGGCAGATTTCAGACGACCGTATTCATCAAAAGCTCGTTGATATTGATGACGGTATTACCCGCCTTGACAGCCACATCACTGGTGGGTTAAACAAAACCGCATCCATCATTCGGGAAACTGCCAATACCAATCAACCAGATGCCAAGCCTTCCAGCACCGAGAAAGCCAAGATTGAACGCTTCCAACGCGAGAGCGTGAAGACTGCAGCGGATAAGCAGATTGATACCATCCGCCAAGTATCCAGCCCAAAGCCGCTAGTAGTCAAATCTGACGAAGAACAGGTTAAGCAGCGCAGGCAGATGGAAAAGGTTGCCACTATCCTTGAGAAGATACTGGCCGAGCAGCAGAAAGATAAAACCGAACAGAAAGCCGATGAACGCAAAGAAGGCCGTGGCCGTCGCTTTATCCGCGAAATGACACAAGGCCGTGGCACACTTCGAGACAGAGCGAGAAGGTTTGCCCGCCGAGAAAGGCGCTTGGGGCGCGTAAGGATGGGTCGAAGCATCCAAGGTATGCAACGGGCTGTTCAGCGTGCCAACCGCCGTACACGCGCAGCAGGGCGCTTGGCAAGCAGGGTTTCCCGCCAGTATGCAGCCAGAGCCGCTTCTTTGGCTTCTACAGGCTTTTCGTGGTCCTGGGCAGGCCCCAAGCGGCGGTG